TCAATGTTGAAACCTCTCCAACGCAAGAATAACTTAAATTCTTCATCTAATTTCATTGCAATATAGTTTTGTAAACGTTCGCAATATTGATTGAATCTAAATTCTTGAATCATTGCAGTACCAACACGACCATCACTTAATGGTGTTGTGTTATCATCAGGACCTGTAGGTAGATATGAGCTTGGAACACGCAAACCACGTGCTAATCTGTTATTAAAATAACGCAAATCATCAATCTCACCTAAATTCTGTCCACCAGGTAGAACTTCTACAGAAGAACCTCTGCCGTCAGCCGTCACTGGGAAGAAGTAATCTTCATTCATTGAAAGTGGATTGTATGTGGCATCGACTATCGATTGACCACCGTAGAGTGATGGAATTCTACGCTGATGGATTTCGTTTTTAATGCGTTCTACAAATGCCATAGCCATATGACTTGGCATGTTACCAACATCAATCTTGAACATTCTACGTTCAGGAGCACGTTGTACACGATAGATTAGAACCGCATCTTCTAGTAATTCTTTTTGTTTATAAACTTTAAAAATGTTTTCTAGTATTGACTGACCAAACGGCCAAAATCTATCTAGGCCTTCCGTCAAACTTAGGTGTACGATATGTTTAGCATCAATAGCACTTTCACTTTGACCTAATGTAAAACGGCTACCACTTGTATTATATGGCATAGCCGGAACAGTATATGGTGTGTTTGTTCCGCCACCAGTACCACCTAATCCAGTTGCTGGATTGGCAGCAAAGTCTGTATTAGTTTTTTGTGCTACTGATAGATTTTGTAGATTAATATTTAAGTCTTTTAGTACGTACTGTTCCGGCTTCTTACCTTCACTTTCATTAACGATAACTTTAATAACTTTTACCATGTCAACCCAGTATAACTTAAAGTTTTCTGGATCACGAACAAATACTTGATCGCCGTATTTAATAACATTTCTGAATATTTTAAATACTCTTGTATCAAATTCGTTTAATTTACACCATTGTTGTAATTGTGTTTTTAATAATTCTACTTCATGCGGAGTAGGATCGTCTTTAAATTCAAACATGAACGGAGTTTTATTCTGTTCATTTTTCATTGTACTGAATTCTGAAATAATGTCTAAACACGCATTAATTTCAGCATCAACGTCCATCATTTCATATTGATTATAACGTTCAATTCTGTTTGGATGACCTGTGTAAACTTCGGGAAGCCTACTCATATAATTCTTATAGCCAAATTCAGTGTTGTTCCAACCGCCAGTTGGCATACCGTTTTGACCGGGACTTCCATTCCAAGCTCCGCTATTGCTATTGGCGCCCGAAATAGGGCTGGAAATACCACTCTTATTTAAGAATTTCTTTTTATAAGTCATATGAATATTTAGTTTAGTTCCTAGAATACTTTAATAAGTTATTGGTCATACTGTTACCTTCACCTAATTCGTCAATCATATTATCAAATTTTTCTATCATCATAGTATAAAATTGAGCCTGCATATCTTTCATTTCTTTTAATATTGTATCTGTGCCACTAGCAGTTGTGACTGTGGGTTGTGGTTGATCTGCCGGTAATGTTGCTAATTTTTCTAATACAGAATTAGGATCTATGGGCTGAATTAATTCTCTGCCATGCAATTCGACAGGGTATCCAGTTTCTGGGCCGTTTCCTATACCACCATCGTTAGCTTTAGGGAAAGCAAAATGTACAGGATCATTCGCTACTGTTTGCTTTAACCCATATTTGTTAAGAATGTCAATTGCTAATTGATCAGATTTACCTTGTTGTATGTCAATAGCTTGTCCCAATTCATGTGAACTAGTACCAGGTTGACCTACTCGCATTCCAGTAGGTCCTATACCTGGACGTCCGGCTGCAACTGTTTCATCATACAATCTTTGTTGATCGTCCGAATCACGTTTAGCACTATTGACTTGTAATTTTTTACCAGTGGCTCTAAAATATTCTTCTGCGGCTAGCATTACATTTTTTTGTAAATTGCCATCTAACTCACGGAAGCTTGATAATGTCCCTGTTGCACCGGCAAATTGTAGGACAGAATCCGGACCTTTTATTTTATCAGTATCACCTTTTCCTAATTGTGCTACTTGACTTGTAGGTGCAGTTTTATCTTTAGCACCAGCCATCATAGTTTGACCAGTGCCGGACTGTGGTTTAGATAATGCAGAAACATAATTATCTACTTTACCTAATGCTTCACCTCCCAAATATCCTTGACCCGGAGTAATTGCCTTTCCAGCAACTTGACTTGTTGCTAATAAATTAGCTTGTTCTTGTGTCATATCCTTGGTGTTTATACCAAGGTTAGTTGCCATCTTAGTTTTACCCTTCTCCATGTACCATGCAGTAACTTCTGCTGCCACTTTAGGGTTATTAACTAAATCAGGATCTTTTACTAATCTATCATCACCGAAGATAGCTTTACTTGCTTCAGCGTAATTATTTTTACCAGTTAACTGAATGTAGCCACGGCCTCTATATTTCCAACCATCACCAACATCGGTATTACCCATTTGTCTACCAATTTTGGTTCCACTACCATACATCATCTCACCCATTTGGGTAGGATCACGTTTTATTACATCTAATTCTTCATCAGTCTTTCCGGCTGCACGTTCTCCAAAAATACTTCTTATTCGTTCGTTACTAGTTTTACTATAATCTAAATTTTCTGAAACAGCTTTACCGCCTGTTTCTTTTAGTACATTTCCTAATATAGCTTTAATGTACTTGTCATCATCCATTCCCCTAGCGGCTAGACTTTTTGTAATATCCTCTAGGTTTTCTTTTACATCTTGCTTTAATGCTGGTACAGGTGGTGCTGATTCAGGAACACCTGTACGAATAGGTTGACCTGATGAATCGGTTACTGGGCGACCTGAACTGTCTACTAGTCCAGACTTTGCTACTTTTGGAAGTTCTTTTATTATTTTTTGAACATCAAATATAGCACCATTTAATGCTCTACCAACTTCTCTTTCTGCTTTTTCCAAATCAACAGCTAAATCAAAAGATTCAGCCTTAATATCTTCCATAGAAGATGTTAGTGCTTCGTTATGTCTTAAGAAGCTAGTTGTTAGTATTCTTAAATTCTTATTAGCATTTTCTAAGTTAGTGTTGAATTTAGTTACAGGAGTGTCATCTTCTCCAAACGATTTATTCAATATACCGAATGTATCTAATTTGATTCTATCAAAGTCTTTTTGCAAGTCACTTGATACTTTAGTAACCTCAAAAGGTTTTTCTTGTACGGGTAATTTGGGAGAAAATGCATCTTTAAAAACAGTATTAACTTTTGAAAATTGAGTTTCAACTGCTTTTCCTAATTTTACAAAACTATCATCCAATGGTAGTTTTGTTTCTTTTATATCATTTTTAGTTGTAGGTTCTTTAATTGTAGCTGTAACTTTTTCAATATTAACTGGTAATGGCTCTTTTGGTTTTTCAAGTGCAACTTTTACTACCTTATCTTCAAGTTTTACATTAACTGTATTTTTAATGTTAGCATCAACTAATGGAACAATTTCGTTCACTTTTACAGGAGTTCTTGTTTCTGCTGTAGGTGTTTCAGTAACTGGTTTAGCTTGTGGTACTACTGGTGTTTGAGTCACGGGTGGAGTAACTGGTTTAGCTTCAGGTACTGGTTTCTTAGAAGCCTCTTCTGCTGCCTTAGAAACATCTTTTTCACTTATACTGTTACCAACAGCAGTTCCAACAGATTTACCTATGACTTCACCGCCTTTAGATCCTAAGTATCCACCAACTGCGGCGCCCAATAATCCACCGATTATAGTACCTACAACAGGAACAACAGAACCCAATGCAGCTCCTGCGGCTGCACCTGCTATTGCGCCACCGGTGCCACCGGCTGCGGCTCCTGTTGCAGATCCAACTGCTTCAGATTTCTTAACTGTGCCTTCTTGTTTGGTTATCTCGCCCTTCTTGACTTGTTCTTCGACTTTCTGATAACCTTCGTAACCTTCTTTTGCCGCTAAACCTGTTGCAATAACTGCGCCTGCAACGGGTATTGCTTTTCCAGCAACCTTTGCTGCTGTACCAGATGCGGTAGCTGTTGGAACTTTTGCGGCTGTTTCAGCGGCTTTTGCCGCTTCTGCTGAAACACGTTTACCTGTTTCTGTATCAACGTAATATGTTCTTCCTTTTTTATCAGTACGTGTTTCAATTGTAGACTTAGGTCCTTTTTTACCCTTTACATTATCAATTAATCCACCTAATGCATCTTTACCAGCTAAGTAACCCAATCTAGCAGCCGCTAAACTTGCGGCAGCAGCCAACGCTCCTATTGCCAACGTACCAAATCCAAATCCATTTATTAAAGGATTCAAGCCTGCAATTGCGTCATCAAAAGCAAGTCTTAATTTACGTTCTGTTTCTATTAAATCATTTCTAATCTGCTGTGCCGGATCTGTAGCGGCGGGTCCTTGTCCTTGTTGATTAGCCTGTACAGGTGCTGCACCTTGTGCAGCCGCTTGTTGTATATTTCTTTCTAAGTTTTTATTAGCAAAATCTAATGCCTTATCATTAATGCCGGCTGCTTTTCTATAACCTTCGCTCAATGCTATAGCTTGACCATTTGCATCTAACTGTCCTTGCAAGGCATCTTTATATGCGTCACTGAATTCACCGGCTCTATAACTACCGTTTCTTATTTTTTCAAAACTATCTTCAAGTTCGACACCAATAATTTTAAATTGTGCGCTTTCTTTTGTGACTGCGCCGGTTAAGAACTGTAACTGTGCGGCTGCTGTTTTTACTGGATCTTGAAGCTGTGCTTGAATTTCTTTGCTGAAGTTTCTGAATCCTTCAAGTTCAGCCGTTAACCTTTTTGCTTCTTCATCGTCACCACGGGCTCTAGCTTCTTGAATAGCTCTAGCCATCTTGTTTTCATATAGTTTAGCTTCGGTAGTAGCTCTAGAAATCTCAATATCTTTCTTAGATTCCTCAATACTTTTGCCAGTAATTGCGCTTAACTCATACAAGTTTCTAGTATAATCCAAACTAGCTTTTTGCAAGGCTGCTTGTGTTTTATCACCTTTAAGCATGATAGAGCCTGTACGCTCCATCATACCTATATAATCAGCTTGTGCTTGTATTCTTTCTTCGTCACTTAAGCCCAAACGTCTAAATTCTCTACGTGTTTCTTCAGAAACACTAATCATATCGTTAAATTTCTTAACGCCCTCTTCGCTAGTTGTTCCTAATCTAGTTAAACCACCACTCATTGATTGTAGTGGCTTAATCATCTTACCTAATTCATCAGATGATAATCCGGCACGTTGACCCATTTGACGAACTTGTTCAGCAGTGAAAGCATTTGCGGCTCCCATCTTACTGATTTGATCCGTAGCTGATAATACATTATCAGCTTGCTTCGTCATCTTTTCTGCAGCCATAGTGAAGCCTTTTACTAAAGCTCCTGCTGCCATACCAACTAATCCAAAGTTTTTACCAAGAGCCATAGCGGCGTCACCGGCACTACTTATAGTACTATTATACTTTTCAAATCCTTCTTTGCCTGAAATTAATGCACTACCGAAACTTTTTAAACCTGCTGTTGTAGAACCCAAAGCCTGTTTAAAATTATACATGGCTTCTTCATATTCTTTTTCCGCTTTTGCCTTAGACTTTTCAGCTTCGGTTTGATCATCTGTGGCTTTACTTAAACGTCTTAATGCCGCAGATGTATTCCCCGCGGCTTTTGCTGTTTCAGCATCAGCTTTTTTAGCACTATTGGCCATGATTGTAGCATGGTCGCCCAATGCTCTACGCAACTCTAAAAGTTGGTCATTTAAGGCACGTAATGCTTCAACCTGTTCGTTATTTTCTTCAGCCATGAATTTTTACCAATAAATATTATGTATTTAGTATTGGGCAAAAACCCATTTTTTATAAAGGACTAAAATGACTAGTGTAAACAATCCGTTAAGACAATATTTCCGTAGACCTGCGTTGTATCTGCGCTTGCCCAGCGACGGTAAATTATACCGACCTGGAGTCATTAATATGCCGGCAAACGGAGAACTTCCAGTTTACCCAATGACTGCAATTGATGAAATAACAAGTAGAACTCCTGATGCATTGTTTAACGGAGTAGCTATGTCTCAACTGATTAAAAGTTGTGTACCTGATATTATTGATCCATGGTCCATAAACAGTGTAGATTTTGATGCAATTTTAATTGCTATCAAAGCAGCCTCAGGCGGAAACGATATGGAAATAGAATCGCAGTGTGAATCCTGTGGTGAAATTGCATCTTATAACGTAAACTTAACAGGTATTCTCGCACAATTAAAGTCCGGCGATTATGATAAAGAATTGCAGATAAATGAATTATCTGTAAAATATCGTCCTTTAAACTATAAAGAAATGAATGAAGCAGGA